TTACAAAAACAATTCCATAAGTTTTTTCTTATTTTCTTTTATAGTTTCATCACTTTCTTCAAATACTCCGAATCTGTCGAATCCAACAGTTATCATTAAAGCAATAAAGTTTGTACCTATCAGAAGTATTAAATCTTCCGTCTTCAACTTCTCTTCTATAGAATCAAATATTTCTTTATTGCTTTCATTCTTCAGCTCACTCCGCAATAGGTTTAAATTCTGCCTTCTTTGATAACCCCTTAATTTTAGTGTGATTACTGAATTTAAAAATATCAGCGCAAACATTATGATTGCAAACTTTCTACTTCTGTGGTATATTTTCATTTTTATCATCCCTCTTCTTGACAAATCCGAGCTTTTCCAACAGAAGTTCCAAAAATCCTGTGCTTATGCCATATCTTTTCTGATTTACTGTTTCCAGTAAAGCTTCTCCAAAAAATCCCAGCACAGGACTCCAAGGATATAGAAAACCCGCATTGAAATGCCCCACCACTTTGTTAAGAGATAGAGCAATAGCCATTGTCATTCCAGCAACAGCTATACGCTTAATGTACGGTTTTACTGGTTGGTTATCTATCATTTTCTGTGCAACTACGCCAAACAGCACTCCTGAAAAGAAAAGTATAAGAAAAAGTCCGTGATTGTCTATTATTACCTTCAAATCCTCTATCATTGATTATGCTCCTTATATTCCTATCGCTATTTTTTCTTCTCCAAGTATTTTATGTATTATTTCATCTACATTTACAGTTTTTTCAAGTGTTTCAGTACCCTTTAGTAATAAATCCTCAGTAAATCTCTCAATGTCATCAGGAATATATGGATTGTTTATCTCTTGCGCTTTTTTTATAAAATCCTTAAACTTCCCAAAAAAGTTATTCTTAACAGCTTCCATTTTTTCTATTCCTTTTTTAGCTCCAAAAATTATTTCTTTTTCTAGTATTTCTTTTCTGGTAAAATCTACCAGCATTCCTATTAAAATTACTTGCAACTGTTTATCCATTTTTATTACTCCTTTTTTGTTATTTTTGTTAAAATCAATTCTAAGCCACCTAGCAAGCTCTATAATCAATTTTGTCTTGCTAGGCAACCTTTATATCAAAAAAAAATTTTAACGTTCTCATACAGCTTGTAACAAAGTCTTTTTTAAAACTACTTAAGTTCAAAATGTGGTGTATCGTGCATTTTCCAGTTTCCACCCCATTCAATATTAATTTTTTTACTTTTTGCTACTGCCAAGATATGATCTGCTATTAATTTTAATTTTTTATCATCATATCCTTCAGCGGATGTGAATTTTCTATACGCACCATTTTCGATAACTCCGCAAGGGAAAATGTCAACAGCATGCCCAAATCCATCAGATTTTATTTGATGGTTTGATTTCGCTCTTTTCCCATCACAATTTGTTACAATTCTTCCTGTCTTGCTTCTTCCAATTTGATATAAAGCAAACTGTTCTTCCGTTGTCCTAGCTCCTGCTGTTATTCTAAAATCATACGGACTGTTTGTAATTGCTTCTTTCATAACTTCGATTAATCTTGGATGTACTTTTTTCATTTTTTCCAAACTTTCTTGACTAAAAGAATACGTCTTATTTTCCATTGTTGTATTTTCCTTGTCCCAATCTTTCAAATATTCCTCCTTTTTCTGAACTCTATTTAGCCAGCCTGCTAAAAATCTTTCCTGCGTTTTGTCATCAGCAACTTTTGCTCTATAATAAATTCTCTGCAAGCTATGATAAACTTCTAAAAATTTTTCAGAGTCTACTGCATTCAATGCTTCCAATGTTTTGTTTCCAATTGTTCCGTCTACATCAAGATTTGCATTAGTAAGTTGATTTATAGCAATCTGTGCATTTTTGATTCCGTTTTTGCCACTATTTACAGTCCAGTCGCATATAGATAGTGCTACTTTATCATTTGCAACTTTATCTAGCTTGTTTCCTAAATAATATTTTTTTAGATATATATTTTTTGCAAAATCCATTGTTAAGTCTTGCATATTTCCCTCATATCCAAATTCTCTTGCTTCTTCTTCGATTATTCCATATTTTGTTTTTCCACCTTTATCGTTTTTATTATTTGAATATCCGCCCTCAACTTTCAGCAGATAGTCAAATATTCTTTCAAATCTGTCCATTTAAATCACTTCCCATTCTTCACTAAATAATTCAATCATAGTTTCTTTCCAAGGCACTCTACCGTATCTGGATTCCACATATAGATATGGAGCTGTCATTTTACTGTTTTCATCAGGAAATTGTGCTTTTATCATTACATCCTTGCTCCATTGCGGCAATCTCATTGCTTTTCCTTTTTTTACTTCTTCAAACGCTTTCCCAAAATTCATCTACATCACTTCCTTTATTTCTTCAACATTCAATATTATGTTGTCTTCTTCAAATTTCACTCCAACAACTTTATATTTTTTACCATCCAATTCCATTTCTGTGCATATCAATTTTTCTATATTCATTTAAATCACTCCTTTTCTAATTTTTAAAAAAATCGCTTACATTTAACTCTAACATTTGTTTGATATTATATCTACTGATTCCCACAACTGCCATTTGTTCAGCGACATCAGCTATTTCTAAAATGTCTTGAATCTTTTTAGCCAAAACTTTTAATTCAGCTCTATTTAGTTCTATAAATTCAACAAGTCCTTTTTCATTTTGCACTTTTACTTTTTCAATTTTATCTTGTTCTAAAGTCCACATTAGCGACATTTTTAACGATAAACTGTTTCTATTTTTTTCATTATTTTCAAATGTATATTTTTTGTCATTTTTTTCTATTCCAAGCGGCTGATTCAAAAAGTTCGATTTAGCTTCTGCTAAGTCTTTTAACGCTTTTTCTCTTAATTCTTTTAATTTTTTATTCAGTAAATCATTATCGACTTTCCAAGCGTGAGAGTCTTTATCCCATACACTCCATTCGTTCGGCTTTGTGATAGTTTTTATTTCTTCACCCTCTAAATATTGTCCGTCTAATAAAATTAATATTCCCGCTTGAATTTGTTCTAAGATAGTCATTTCTCTAAGTTTCCCAGTTTTTGAATCGAGAACTGGATTTTTAATTTCTGTGTAGGATATAAAATTTTCCCCTTCCTTGTACTCGCTACAATATCTCAATTTATCGGCTTCAAATTTTTTTTGAGATGGTGCTAAAAATATTCCTATTATATTCCCATTTTTATCGTATAAATATACTCTGAATCCTTCCATTTTTTATTTCTCCTTTCAAATTTTATTCTGTGCTAACTTATGAATTTGTTCAGAATTTTGAAAAATATTTATTGATTTTATTGACTTTATACATACTTTAGATTTTAGTAATTTAATAAAAAATGTATGTAAGCATAAACTAAAATCATCTCAAAGTCTTTAAAAATCAGTATTTGTATTTTTAAATTTCGTGCAAATTCATAAATCTCTCTACTTTTTATTGTTAAAATCCCGCTTTTTTACGAATTTCTAACAGTTTGTTTCTTCTGTCTCTCGCACTCGTTTTCTTAACATAGTGCTTTTTAGTTACATCTGTTCCGCTATGATTTGCAAACTCACTAGCCAGGTCAATCCCAGCCGTTTTTGCAATCAAGTTTATTGATGTTTTTCTTAAACTATGCGGATACAGATTTTCTATTCCCACAAGTTTTCCAATCTTTCTCACTCTGTCTCTTATTGTCGACTTGCTCATTTGCTTAAATACTCCGTTGTATTTAGTTACTAACAAGTATTCAATATTGTCATTTCTACATCTCAACCACTCCCTTATCAATTCCGTCGTTTCCTCGAATATTGCAAACTCTACAATCTTTTGTTCCTTTTCTACTATTCCAAATATTATTCCACTCTCTAAATCAATATTATCAATTTTAATTGACTGTAATGCCGAAATCCTACAAGCTGTATCAATAATCAAGTTAAATACGATCCTGTCTTGCAAATCATACCGTTTGTCCATTTCCATTTTGATATTAATCTCTATTATTTCCTTATTACTCAAATAATAGCTATTTCTCCGTTTTTCCACATCTGTAACTTTCAAGCGGTCTAATTTATCTCTAAATGGATGTGTCGCTATTAAATCACGCTTAACTGCCCAAATGTAAAAACTTGATATAGCTGTGATTTTGTTGTTTATAGTTCTAGCATTATTGCCTTTTACTTCCCTGCAATATCTTATGTATCGTTCCAATATGCTTACAATAAATTTTAAAGTATCTTTACTCAATAAATAACGATTATTCTCATACACTTTCAAATACTCAACAAACTGTTTCATATTGTTAAGATATGTCTTATAAGTCGTGTTTTTAGTTGCTGCATTCTTAGCTATGCTACTGTTAAGATACTCCAAATAAATCTCCGCATTTCTTCCTTTAATTGCTTCCAATTCCATTTCCATCATCTCCTCTATAATATTAGTCAATAATATTATAGACTAGAAAATTTGTTGGAAATTAAAGAATATAATTTCAATATCGCTGGATTAACCATCGGAAAAATCTTCAAAAACGGGAAAATAGTAACGCTTGTTATTGACAGTGGTTCTTATTTTTACAATAAAACAAACGGAAGCGTTGTTTTAAAGATTCCAAGTGAATTTGCTCCAAAATCTTTAATTGTTTTCAATTGTACGAGTTTAACGGGTGTTAATAACAATTTTAGAATCGAGACTACAGGGGACTTGATTAAAACAAGTTCTGACAGCATACAAGGAGCTTATTATTTTACAATTACTTATATGAGTAACTAG